ATCTTCTTGTAGCTCAGTATTAATTAGCTGATGATACTTTTCCCACTCTTCGCGAGCTTTATTAGCAGCTTCCCAAGCTGTTGTTTTAGCAGTAAATTCTTGTTTGATTGCATCTATTTCTTTTAATCTAGTTGCAATAATGGCTATTTTTGAACTGGCTTCTTGTTGTATAGCTTGTTGTTCTGCTATAAGCGTAGCCATTTTTTGTTCGTCAATAGGCTGTAAGCAAGTAGGGCAAGTTCCGTGTAGCGCACCAATTTTCTTAATAAATGCGTCTGAGTCTTTTACTGACTTGCTTAACTCAATAGAGCTAGTATTAAGATATTTTACTTCTGGACTTAGTTCACTAACTGTATCTACTGGGGTTTCTGGTATAGGAAATAGTTTAATTCTGGACTGTATTTGTTTATAAGTATTATTTTGAGTAATCTTCTTATTAGTGGATTCTAGTCCACGAATCTTTGAGTCTAACTCATTTACTTCTGCTACTAAACTATCCTCTATTACTGGCACTTCGCAGTAAGCTTTGTGAGATAAATCCATCTTTGAATATTTATCTAGCCAGCTATTTACAGTGTTTACTTGAGACTGTACTGCCGCAATATCTTTGCTTAAGTCTTGGCTTACTTCTTTGAAGATTTCTTGCGCCCTAGTATACTTGCCTAAATTTAAAATTTCAATTAGAAACTTTTTACGAGCAGTATCCGCAGCAGTCAAGAATTCTAAGCTACTAGCATTAGATTGATAAACGATTTGACTAAATGTTTTATGGTCAAACCCTAGAATGTCTTCAATCATTTTATAAGTAGCTGTGGCTGTATGCGCGCTAATGTCTGCCCCATTTTTAAACAGTTTTACTGTTTGACTAGTACCACGACTAGTTTTAATTTGATATTCAGTACCATCTCGCTCAAATTCAAGCTCGATACTGTAGTTTTTATCTTTTACATAGCGGTTTAGAATGTCCGCTTTTTTGATTGATTTGGAGTTTTTATTAAATAAAACTTCTTCAAGGATTAGGGCTATAGAACTCTTTCCACGCCCGTTCTTTCCTACAAGCTGCGTTAGTGGCGCAGCAACGAAATTTATTGTGTTATCTTTTCCATAACTAAACGCATTACTCCAACTCAGCCTTTTGATTGTTATCATATTCTACTAGTCTTTTCTTTAATTCGTGTAATCCGCCAATTAGTTCTCCATCTAAGAAGATTTGTGGTACACTACGTGCGTTTGGAACTTTAGCGATTAAATCTTTTTTACTATAGCCATTGATACCAAGCATACATTCATTGTAGCTAATTGATCTTTGCTCTAGTAGTCTTTTTGCTTCTGTGCAAGCCGGACAGTTTGTTTGTGACCAAACTTCTGCTTTAAGATGACTCAATTTTTTCTGCATAATTCTGCATTTCCTTTAAAACAGCTTCTACAGTTTCATCTGGAAGTTCTAGGATATAGGTTAAATATTCTTTGACCTCTTCGGTTAGACTCATTTCAGGGTCTAGCATTAGCGCACTGTCTGTATCTCGCTTGATAACTTTACGATCAATTAACTCGGAATCTTCTAGCTCTCCAAGTTCGTGCATATCACCTTCAACTTGGTAAATGGTATGGTCAAAATCTGTCGCTGGTTTAGGGTCAGAGACTCCAACGGTTTTTCTGATAAGCTGAGGTAAGTTGAATTTGAGCCATACGTGATCCATAGCATCAGTATCAAGCAAGATAGCTCCAGTGTCCACGGAACTTCTATGAAAGCTAGTAGTATAAGGACTACCTGGATACAGAATATTAAGTTGCGAGTTTTCATAGCTATGCAAATCCCCTGCTAACACAATATCCCAGCGTTTAAATAATTCTAGATCAACTTCTGGCTTGACGTGGGGTGGGATTTCGCCACGAACATGAGTACAACATATCTTACCATGTGTTAGATGTGGAGCTTTTTCAAATTCTTTTAGTTTATTGTATGGAATAATGTCTATTCCGTCTCGACTGTAAAAATCATCAATAATTTCTACTTTAGGATTTAGTCGATTAGTTGACTTTTTAAGATTTGTTAAGAAAGTAGTGTCTTTCTTAAGCATTTCGTGATTACCTGGATAAATAATTGTTGGCTTATTAAAGCTAGCTACAAAGTCAAAATATAACTCTACTTCATCCATTGTTGGTAGTCGGTCAAAAACATCACCACCAATAATTACTAAATCAGCTTGTTCTTGCATTTGTTGAAATTGCTCAACAAATAAACGAAAACGATTTTTTGCCCACTCAATAGGTACGTTTTTCTGACCTAATTTTATATGTACATCAGCTGTAAATAGTATTTTCATATTTTATAGACAAAATAGCCCGCAAAGTGTTTAATTTTGCGGGCTATAGTTTTAACCTAAGTCTTTAACGGCTTCACGCTCTGCTTCAGAGGCGGCATCACCATTTTCATCTTCATCACTGTTTGTAGTGATTTTAGTTAATAGAGCCAACACTTCATCTTCTGTTGGGCGAACGTATTTTTCATCAATTGATTTAGAAGCGTTAACTAATTCACGTTCTGCATCTGATAGTGGACGAGGCTTGCAACGCAACACTTGCAACTGGTACTCAACATTATAAGCCAATGGGCCTGTTTTTACTCGCTTGAAAACAATATCCCAGCCAGTGTCAAAGTCTGTAGGATCACCTAAGTCTTCGGCTGCTGTCAGAATTTGTTCAAAAAGCTTTTTCTTTAAGTTAAGGGCTTTAACCTTACCATCTTTAGGGTCAATACAATTGACAGTGTATGACCAGCTGCACTTTAGATCTGGGAAAAAGTCAGGCACATGATCTTTTTGTAGATTGTCAAACTTTTCTTTGTCGCGGCTAAATGCCAAGCACTCTACTGGAATGTCCTTGTTATTAGAACCCTTCAACCAGTAAATATAGCGGGGGAGAACTCCACCAACTAAACGTACTACATTCTCACCATCTTTATATTCGTAAGATTCGACTTTGTTTGATTGTGCTTTGCCTTTTGTGTTCTTGAAGCTAATTGCCATTTTTAATTTTCCTCGTACTTGAAGTATATTTTGTTTTGTGTTATAGTGATTAGTGGGTTTGTTTTTATGTTATCTAGATCAATATCTTTAAAGTATGATAGGTCTAAGTATTTTACGTTAAATAGTTTGTATAAACTATAATCTCGTCTACCCGCTAACTGTATATATTGTGATTTATAAATTATATCCGTTATATTATCAGCAAAAAACCCATCTGGGTTGATTAGATAACTATTACCAATTAAATTACGAATAGGTTTTACTTTTGAATAACTATTTTTAGGTATCTGTTTCTTTGTATAAAACAATCGAAGCTTTTCAACCATTTGTTTAGGATTTCCTAAGGTTTCTGCTTCTAATACTGAAAGGTTAAAGAAAAG